CCCGCCCACGCCCTTGATGGCGAGCACGTTGCGGTGCTGCATGGCGCGGGCGAACTCATACACCTGGCGGGTGTGGTGGCCGCCGCTGTCTACGGCGCAGCCCATGATGGGCATGTCGATGCCGTTGGCGTGCTTGATGGGGGTGAGGATGCGCTCGCGCAGGATGTTCCAAGGCGAGCCTTCCTGGCCAAGCGGCAGCGCGGGGTCGCCGTAGATGACCTCACGGTCCACGAGCCAGCTCTCTTCGCCACGGCCAAAGCCCCAGACGCGGTACTCGAGACGGTCGCCTTGCACGTCTGCGCCCATGCACAGGGCCAGCGCGCCCCAGGGCACGGTGCGCAGGGGGTAGGTCTCTGCGCGGCGGGCCAGCTCGTGGCCGGCTACGCGGTCGCCCTGCTCTTCGAAGGTTTCGGCCAGGCGGGTGTTGATGAAGGCGCGCAGCTTGGAGACATCGCCCTGGCGCGCGGCGTCCATAGCAGCGCACCACTCGCGCACGAGCTCGCGCCAGCTGAGCCAACCCAGCGGGCTGTAGAGGCTGCTCAGGTGGAAGCCGCGCACGCGGCCGGCCTGGGCGCCGGGGTTGTGCGCCACCCACTGGCCACCGGCCAGCATGGCGGGCTTGTGGTGCTCGTGCACGATGCAGCCGTTGGCCTTGCAGACGTAGTGCACGGTGTCGAGCCGCGGGGCGCCGGCTTCGTCGCGGTCCCACTTGATGCCGTGGGCCTGGTCTGCACCCCACTCAAGGCGCTGGGCTTCACCGCAGTGCGGGCAGTGGACGTGGAAGTAGCAGCGGTCTGAGGCCTCGAAGGCGGACTCTATGCGGCTGAAGCCCTTGGTGGTGGGCGTGCTGGTCTTGACGCGCTTGCGCCGGGCGAAGGTAGATTGCCGGGCTTCGGCCAGGGTGACGGGGTCGCCTTCGCCGTCCACGTCGATGGGGTAGGCGTCGATCTCATCAAGCGCGAGGTCGCGCACGGGCATGGAGCGCAGACCGGCGGCGCTGTTGGCACCGGCGAGCGCGAGGAAGCCGCCGGGGTATTCCTTGAGCAGGGTGGTGTTGGCATCGTCGCGGCTGCGGTTCTCGCGCACCTTGCGGCGCAGCGCGGGGCTTTCCTCGATCATGGGCGTCAAGCGCTGGCGGCTGTAGCGCTTGGCCATGTCGATGGTGGGCTGCACGACCATCATGGGGCCGGGGCTGCAGTCCACCAGGTACGCCACCCAGTTGCTCAGGATGGTGGTCTTGGAGGTCTGCGCACCCCACATGAGCACGACCTCTTCCACGGTGGACGTGGCAGACAGGCAGTCTTGCGGCTCGCGCGCGTACGGCGTGCGGGCCACGCGGTAGGGGCCGGGCTCGGCACTGTCTTTGCCGCTGAGCACGCGGTTGCGCTCTGCCCACTCCGTAACGGTCAGGCGCGGCGGCGGGGCCATGAACTCGGCAATGAGCTCACGCACCAGCGAGGCTGGGCAGGCCAGGCCCACGGTGGCGTCACGTGCCCCCATGATCCCCCGCCGTGGTGAATGCGTGCAGGGCAGCGTGCAGCTCTGCGTCGATGAGCTGCTGGCAGCGGGCAATGTCGGACTCAGCTGCCACCAGCGGCGCCAGACGCGCACCCACCTGCAGCAGGCTGTCCTTGAAGGCGCTCAACTGGCTGGCCAGCTCGGCACGCACCTGGGCCTTGTTGACCAGGTCGCCCTTGCGCTCGAGCAGCGCCAGCTCGGCCATCTCGGCCTCAGCGGCTTCGCGCCGCGCGCGGGACTGCAGGTAGTCATCGGGCTTGCCATCACCGCCCTGCCCTGCATCGCCCTTGGCCGCAGGCGCCGGCGCCAGGCCGGCCAGCTGCGCGCCTTTCTCGGTGGCGGGCTTGCTGTCGGCACGCGCGCGGGTGTTCGCAGCCCACTGAACATCGGCCACCACGGGGTCGATCTTGCCGTTGATCAGGCTGATGCGCTTCTCTTGAATGGCCCGCGTCACCGCCGCCGGATTGCACCCTCGATGCCGTGCGTACTCCGCTTGGCTCATCAGTTGCACGCTCATTGACTTAACCCCTGCAATTGCCCCATGCGTTGACTTTTCCCCCGCCCACCCACTAGCGTTTTTTCGCGGTCGATTCGCACCCGCGTTGGGGGGGCTGGGAAGGACCCGCGCATCGTCATGGCGTGAACACTCCGGCCTTCTTTGCGTAGAACGCCAGCTCGCGCTCGAAGACGCGCGGGAAGATGTCCTCGATGGCTGCCACCACCGCTGCGTTGATGCGCTTGGCGTTGAACATCTGGCCCACGTCGATGGTGCTGACTGCCTTGAGCTGGTCATCGTGCTGTCCACCCCACTTGCGGGGCTTCGTGGTCATCTCGGTGCCGGGCAGTCTGAAGAACACTGTGCGCCCGGCATTGGCAATGAACGCACCGCGCAGCAGCTTGCGCCCGCCGGCCTTGCGAATGCGCACACTGACGCCCTGCGCCGTCTGGCGCGCGGTGAAGCGAATCACGTTCAGCGACCTGCCCCGGCCCGGCGTGACATACAGCGCCGCTTCGATGCTGCGCCTGCTGCCATAGATGAACGCCCGCTTGATCTTCAGCCGCTCGCGCACGCTGCGCGCGTCGATCGCATACTCGGCACGGATCTCCCTGCTCATGCGCGTGCGCGCCTGGTCCATGGTGCGGTTCAGCGCGCGCACCGTGGCCTTGTCGGTGATGTCGCTGCCGAACTGGCGCAGCGCCTTGGCCACCTGCGGGAAGTTGGTGTCGATGCTGATCTGCATCAGCCGCGCCCCTTCGGGTGCCACTTGTTCATGCGCTGCAGCGCCGCGCGGGCCTCTGCAATGCCCTGCTTCACCACCTCAGGCGCAGGCGGTGGCGCCTCAGGCTCTTTGCTGCACCCGGTCACCTCTTCGGCGCGCAGCCCCTTGGCCTGCTCCACCCGCGCCCGCTGCACCTTGGCCTGCTTCATGAACTTGTCCACGTAGTCACCATTGCGAAGGATCAGCGTCAGGCTGTCATAAACCATGCCCGTCTCGTTCTCCCCTTGGTGGAACGGGCTCAGCGCGTTGCCCTCGATGGCCAGGCACAGGTCTGCCACTGTGTAGCCGTCGCGCAGGCGCGCCAAGATGAACCTCTCACGCTTGGCATCCAGCCGCGCCCGCTCATGCTCGAGCACCACGCACCAGTGCCGGAACACCGCCGCCACCTGCGCCGCCCGCCCCGCATCTTTCTGACTGGCCAGCGGCGCGGCCTTTTGCACATCCGGCTCAGCAAAACTGCGCAACTTCAACACTTGGCCCATCTTCTCGTTCTCTCCATCACTCTCACACAGAGGTCACTTCGCTTCGCGGTGAGACCCGAGCAAGCTGCAAAGCACCCCTTACCCATGCGGGCAAAAAGGCGATGCAGCTGCAACGTTTCGCCCCTGGAGCCGACCGTCGCTGTCCTGCCCTGCAGACCCCGTGACCCGCTGCAGGTTGGCCAGACTGTCCAGTTGGGGTCACGCCCAACCCTTGCGCGCTCTAGCCTTTCGCACCACGCTGCCCCTTGCAATCCGGTGTGGGGCACATCAGCCAGCGGGCCACCGCGTATCGAGCCGCAACTCCCGCTGGGTTCAATGCGCTACGGCATGCCGGCCCCCGTCAGTGGATCCACACGCGAGTGCTTCCAGGCCGTGGTGAGGCTCACGCCCAGGGCCTTGGCAATGTCCTTCAGCGGATGGCCTGCGCGGCGCATCTGCACCGCCTGCAAGCGCTTTTCGGCCGGCGCACGGCGCGGGGCCGCAGCAGCACGGCACACCGCCGCCAGGCGCACCAGGTCGCGCGTGCGGCCGTTGCTGCTGGCCACCTCTGCCTTGGTGCGCAGCTGCAGGTGTGCCGGGTTGCAGCATGCGGGCTCACCGCAGCTTGGGCTCAGCACCCAGCCCTTGGCCGGCAGCTGCTTGCCCGCCAGCAGCCACGCGGCTTGGCGCGACGTGACTGCCGTGCGCTTGCCGTCCTTCTTGGCTGCAATGATTCCCGCGCCACTGCTGTGCAAGCCCTGCGCCCAGAGCCAACAACCCTGCAGCCCATCGGGCAAAGCGCAGCGCGCGCGCAAAGCCGCCAAGGTGCGGCAGTTGCTGGGCAAGGTGTAGGCACACGCCGGCCACGCCGGGGGCTCATACCCCATGCGCGCCATGCGGTGCGCAGTGCGCAGCTCGGCTGCGTTGATGGCAATGCCTGCGGGGCCGCTCATTTATGCAGCCGCCCCGTCAGCAGGTCAGCCATCAGGCGCACCTGCTCTTCCGCCTTGTTGGCCCGCTCGCGCTCCAGCAGGATCTGGCGCTGGTACTCGTTGAGCTTCGGCTGCAGCTCATACCCTTGCTGGCTGGCCAGCCAGAGCAGCGGCACCTCATTGCCACAGACCGCCATGAACGTCTGCAGCCTGTCCTGCGGAAAGTGCGCGTCACCCGACTTGATCCGGGCCCACACCGCCTTGTCGAGCTTGAGCGCCGCGCAGACCTCTTTATCTGCCAGGCCGCTGAGCTGCTGGCACAGCAGCAGCGCCGACGTGAACGTGGGCTGCCGATCCACCAGCGTGGCGTCCACCGGCACCATGTCCGGCTTCAGGGGTAGATCAACCTGCGTCATGCTTGTTGACTCGTGTTGACGGTCGCCCAGGGCCAACAATGAAGCCATGAACCGACTCAGAAGAAAAAAGCCCCGGGCCGCTAGCCTTGCCGGTGCAACCCACACCACCGAAAGGCACGCCCATGACCGACGAACAGAGCCATCTGCTCAATGCACTGGACATCCGAATGACCGCCATGGAGGCCGTCGTCGCCCTGCTGCTCAAACACCACCCCAACCCCGCTGTGCGCACCATGGTCACTGGCCTGCTTCAGGACTGGCTTGCGGAGTGGCGCAGCACGGGAGCGCCCCATCAGGACCTGAAGGCGCTGGGCACATTGGCGGAACTGCTGTCAGGACTCGGCGCGGATACCACACCCCCAACGTCATGAGAACGCGCTTCACCGCGTCCACCTCGGCACGCACGCTTTGGGACAGGGCGTCAGACATGGGAAACCTCACGGAACGACAAAGAAAAAAGCCCCGGGCAGCCGAAGCCACCCAGGGCAAAGCTCGCGCACACCGGCTCAGGGAGGGGACCGGCGCTACTCATCACGCGAGAGGAGACATTCATGGATCAGGCCGCCTGGGCCGGGGCAGCACAGGGCTGCGCCTGGGGGGCGGGCAGGTGCGGCGCAATCGCGTCCAGCGTGCTGCCACGCGGGTCTGGCGTTTGGCCATACTTGATTTTGGTGAGCGTCGGCAGCGGCACACCGCTGGCTTCAGCCAGGCGCTGCAGCTCTGTGGCTGTGCACTGCCGTACTCGTTCAATGACTAGCTGGTTCGTGCTCATGCCCGAATTCTTACCGAATTCGGAAAATGAATCAACCACACTCGGTAAACCGAACTCGGTAGCCTGCCGCCATGGGTAGCAGCGATCCGATCGAGTCCGTGCTCTGGGCCAACGTCTTGGCCCTGATGACCCACCACTACGGCAAAGAGCACCTCTCAAAGCTGGCCAAGAAGGCCGGCGTGGCGGTTGCGACCGTTAGCCGCATCAAAGAGCAGCAGACCAGCGTGGGCGTCAAGCTCGTTGAAAGCATTGCCCGGGCATATGACCTGCAAGCCTGGCAGCTGCTCACCCCCGGCTTCGACCCCAGCAACCCGCCCGTACTGCGCCCGGTCAGCGCCGCAGAAGCCAAGCTCTACGAACGCCTGCAGATAGCCGCAGAAGAACTGGCCCGCTACAAGCTCACCCACCCGGCCGAATAGTCCGGGCAGCCGGCCTCAAGCCAGGGGCGGCACGTCACGGCCGCAGTGCTTGCACACCTTAGCCTGCCTGAGGATCTTTTCGGCGCAATGCGGGCAGGCGCGCAGATCCCATGCGTAGGGGCCGGTTTCCTTCTTCACGGGCTGCAGCACCAGCAAGATCACCCAGGCAATCAGCGGGCTGATCACCACGGCCACCACAAACCAGCCAAACGCAGTTCGGTTCTTGCTCATGGCATAGAAGCCGACCGCAGCCGCTGCCACCAGCCACACCACCAAAAACTCCACGGCGCACCCCTTCGGTTGTGAACTAGCCACACCTTACAGCAACCGAACTCGGTACGGTTGCGCGACCAATTTACCGAATCCGGTTGACATGCTTACCGGATTCGGTAATTATACGGGACATGGAGGTCACACCCATGTCCAGCAGATACCGAGTCCCCTACATCCCCAGCGGCCAGGCGCAGCAGCCCACCCTGGCTGAGCTGCTGCCCTTTGTTCAGTTTCACGCGAAAAACGCCACCGACGCCCAGAAGCTGGCCCAGGGCGTCACCGGCTGCTGCGTGCTTGAGCCCGTGCGGCTTCAGGGCGGTGCAGCGTGAACGCCACCGCAAGCATCACCGTGGCGGGTTGGACGCTGAGCCTGTCTGCCCAAGCCGACGCTGCAGCTGTATGGCCGCCCCAAGCAGGGACGCCGTCCGAGACACCAGCGCCAGGTATTGCCGACGCTGCACAGGCGAGAGCTGCTGCCCCGCTTCTAAAGGCAACGAGTCAGACGCTGCTTTCAGTGCTGCCACAGCTGCTGACAGATCTGGGTGAGGTTGCATGTGTAGGCCTCCAGGCGCAGGTTGAAGAACTGCCGAGCGTTGCGCATGAAAGCGCCGGTAGCAAGGCGCAGCCGGCCGGGGCTGAAGAAACCACGGCTGATCGCCAACCTGCAGCCAAGGACTTCCAAATCGCCACTTGGCGCGGGCTGACCGGCCCGAGCAGCTCACGTGAGATCGGCCTGAGCTTCAACGTTCAGGGGCGCGAGCCGGTGCGGCTGCAAATGACGCGCACCGACGCATCCGATCTGGCTGCCGCCATTGTTGCGAGCAATCACGAAAGCATTGGGGTGTACGTGCAAGGCGGTGCCGCATGACGCTCACTCCTTGGTATGACCCGAGCATCAAGCCGGTGCGGCCGGGCGTCTATGAGGTTCGCGCCCGAGAACGCGCCCGCTGGTTCAGGCGCTGGACCGGCCAGTTTTGGCTTTGCGGAGACAGCACGATCGAGGGTGCCGCTAGCACCCCAGGCAAAGACCGCGCGCTCTTTTTGCAAGCCTGGCGTGGCCTCGCCCAAGACCCCAACGCCCAGCAAGGCGGTGCCACATGACCCCGCGCACCCCCGCCTGCCCCCTCACCCGCGCCGCCCTCGCCTGCGCCTGGTGCATTGCCGCGCTGGCCACGTTCATGCTGGCGCTGCTGATCAGCACCGCGCCCGCTGCCGCCAGCACTGAGCCCGGGCCAGACCGCAAGCCCCAGCTCGACCTGGTGCTGCACACCGGCAGCTATCACTTCGACCGCGCCCAGCGCTTTGAAGAATTCAACCCCGGCGCCGCGCTGCGCCTGCGCACCGCCGGTGGGTACTGGCAGGCCGGGGCGTACCGCAACAGCATTGGCCGCACCACTGGCTACCTGGCACGCGGCATCACCGTGGCCCAGTGGCCCACCGCTTCCGGGGCGGTACAGGCCAGCGTCTTTGTGGGCGTGGGCAGCGGCTATGCCGTGCGGGTGACAGAGCGCCGCGTGTTCTTCAAGACCCCCGCCCCGCCCTGCCTGGACGCCAAAGGCTGCCCGCCGTGGCCAGACAGCAGTGACCTGGTGCGCCAGTACGAGCCCCGCACCCAGAACGGCGGCTTGAGCCCCCTGGCCGGCGCCGCCCTGAGCTGGGACACCGGCCCCATGGCCCTGCACCTCGTGGCCACGCCCACCTTCCGCACCGGCGGGCAAACGCGCAATTACGGCGCGCTGGCCCTGCTGGTCTCTATGCCCATCGGCCAATAGGAGACCCTGCAGCATGAACACCATCAATCTCAACAACCTTGAACGCATCACCCTGGACGCGGGTGCGCACAATGCCCCAGAAGACGGTCACTGCTTGCTCGAAGTCGTGAGCATGATGAGCGGTGAGCCGTTCTCAGACAGCCCGGCCTGTTGCTGCCCCACACTGGCTGCTTTCGGGCGCCGTTGGAATGATGATTTGCCAGACACCGAGCGCCAACAGCTCAAGCAGTACATCCCGCAGCTTCTCGGCTCTCGCGGCAGCGATGCATTGGCGCTCAAGCGCGGCTACATGGCGGGCGATTGGTTGGTGCGCGTTTGCACGCCGGCATGGCTCGATTTGAAGCCCGAGCTGCAAGCGCACGCGGCGGGGCTGCGTGCGCTTGCCCCCATCACCTGCGAGCAGACGCTTGCGTCTGCGATGCCGGCACTTGGAAATGCGCAAGGCGCAGCGGCCGCCGCCTGGGACGCCGCCAGGGACGCCGCCTGGGCCGCCGCCAGGGACGCCGCCTGGGCCGCCGCCAGGGACGCCGCCTGGGCCGCCGCCTGGGCCGCCGCCAGGGCCGCCGCCAGGGCCGCCGCCTGGGCCGCCGCCAGGGACGCCGCCTGGGCCGCCGCCAGGGCCGCCGCCTGGGCCGCCGCCAGGGACGCCGCCTGGGACGCCGCCAGGGACGCCGCCTGGGACGCCGCCAGGGACGCCGCCCCAGGCGGCGAGCGTGAAGCCGCAGACGCTGCGCTCAAGCCGGTGCGCGAGGCGCTGCAAGCCAGCGCACACAACCTGTTTGCTCAGATGATCGCCGCCACTGAGCCGGAGGCCGCATGAGCCCGCAGCTTTCACTTGCGCAGCGCCTGAGCACCGCAACCCAGCGCGCCAGCCTGCGCGCCGCCGCCCTGGTGGTGCAACCCGCCGGCCTCACAGACGTGGAGTGCATCCACGCCCACCTGGCGGCCGAGGCCGACTTCATCACCGCTGCCACCCCCGCCCGCCGCTTTGCCGCCAGCCGCGAGATGGCCCGCTGGGCCGCAGAGCTCAAGCAGCGCGGGCTGGACGTGCAGCGCCACACCCGCGAGCAGCTCACCGCCCTGGCAGACAGCGCCTGCCCGCCCTGCACCGGCCAGTGCGACAGCAGCCGCGCCTGCCCGCGCACCCTGGCCAGCAAAGCCCCGGCCAGCGACGACGTGGTGCCCGCAATCACCGAAGGCTGGTTTGCCGTGTGCATCTACACCGCCATCGCCACCGTGGTGATTCTGGTGGCCAATGGAGTGATCAAGCTGTGAGCGCCGACCTCCCGCCGCTGCCGCCGTGCGCACGGCTGGATCCACCACCAGCCACTACATGCTGGCCGCGCACAGCGTGGACGTGCTGCTGGCCATGGCCGAGCGCTACGCCGGCCGTGCATACGCCTGCACCGTGCGCTGCTTACACCACCGCTGCAACGATTCGCTGCCAGGTCGTCAGCCGCTCGACATCGGCCACCTGCAGCTGGGCGCGCGTGCGCCGCAGCGCAATCTCGGCCAGGGTGTCAAAGGGGTCCGGCTGCTGCCCACGCAGTGCCCACAGCTGGGTATCGATTCCTGCGGCGCCAGCGCTGTGAGCGAGGGCTTCGAGGTCGGCGTACCGGCTGCGCAAGACGCCCCACACCGCGCCACGACCCTGCGGCTGCAAAACAGCCTGCAGCACAGTGAGCAGTGCCAGCAGCACGCCACCCACCAAGACGCTCAGCTCGGTCTTGCTGAGCAAACCGCTGACTGCGGCTGTGGAAGCCAACAGCTGCGTGCCGGTGAGCACCGTATCCATGCGCCGGTACACGCGCTCATGCAGCGCGGCAAGGTTGAAGCCGTATCGAACGTCATCAAAAGTGGTGGACGGTTCCATGAATCGGGTCCTTTCATTTCCGCGCGGCAGGCGGAGGTGGAGGGGGTGCAGGCGGGGGCGGCGGAGGCGGAGGCCTTACCGGCCGGGGCGGGATATGTGCTCGCTCGTTGTTTCCGTGACCTGCTGAGTTCATGGCGCGGGGCGGTGTTGGAGTGTGTGTTTGGGTGCACTGCACATGCTAGGACACCGCTCCGGCGCCGCCAATCAGAGGGGACGCGTCCATGATCCGGGCCGTCTTCGCCCTGCTCTGCTTGCAGTTCAAGCGCTGCGTGTACAGCTCCGCTGGGCTGCGGCCGGAAAACTGGGACGCCAACATCCGGGCCAATGAACGCGCCCTGCAGCGCGTCAACAAGCAGATCCACAGGCTGAATCGCGCCCAGCGCGATGACCACCGGCATTGGCGTGAGCCCCAACTGCAGCGCCTGCACGCCAAGCGTGCACGCCTGGAGCGCGAGAACGCCGCTCTCACGTGCGAGCGCGCGGCCTGCGCGGCCGATCTGGGAGAGCCAGCATGAACGCCCCATTGCCCACTACAGGGACGGTGGTGGACGTGCGCGACGGCTCCACCAGAAGCCGAGTCCTTATCGCCCTGGCTGCGCTCAAGGGCAATGAAGCGATGACCGTGGCGCAGATCAGAGACGCGCTGGGGTTTTCGCCCTCGAACGTGAATCAGCTTTACCAGCATCTTGCCGCTCACCATGCGGCTGGGCGCGTGCTCAGGCACAAGCACACGGGCTTGCATGGCGGCAAGGGCTATGTGTGGAGCTACCGCTTGGCCGAGCACGTTGTGCTGTTTGACATCGAATTCGCAGTGCAGACCGCATCGGTGATGGAGGTGATTCAAGCATGAACACCCACCACCTAGCCGCCAGCGCGTTTGCGCTCGGTGCCCGCCAAGCCCGTGGTGGCGAGGCCTGGGACCCGCGCCTGCCGGCCGTCACCTTTGCCGCGGTCGAACTCGACGACGCCGACCGCGTGATCCTGCAAGTCATCTGTGAGGAGGGCTTCACGTGGAGCAACCAGCAGACCGCGATCGGCCGGCCGATCCGCCCGAGCTACAGCGCGCTGCAGGCGCTGGAGGATCACCCGCACCTGGCCAGCGCACTGCCCATGCCGATGCAGCTGGATCTGGGGCTGCCCGAGCCCAGCCCACACAGAGCGCCACAGGCACCCCACAGGGCAAAGCCACGCACCCAGACCGCAGCCTCGAACCCATGCCGCCCGCCGAGCACCAGCTCCGCATGGAGCGGCTCAAGGCCATTGCCCGCGCCAACAGCGCACACCCACCTGGCGGGCGCGATCGCGCCGCTGGCACCGATCAATGAGAGGAGCGCGCACCATGCCCGCTGAACGCACGCTGCAAGACCAGCAACAAGCCACCGACGCGCTGGCCAAGAGCATTGCCACCACCGCCAAGGATCTGCGCGACTACGCCGAGGC